GGATAGGCTGATGGAATTTGTGAATATATTTCATTGGCTTTGTCTTGAATAAGATAAGCTAATTTCGTTTGACCAACAAATATTTTAATAAAACTCAAAAATTTATCATTTCCCAACCAAGCTGTAGAAGTTTCACTAACTGAAGTTATATTTGGAGTAAAACTATAATCAGTACGTCTACCCATGTTAATATCATAATTACTGTCAATTGTAAAATAACCGCATGATATTGCTTCATCTGAACCACCAAAATTAGTAAATTGGTATAATCCTCTTTGTCGTTGACTATCATAAGTTGTGTTTACATTGACAATATAGTTTGATAATATACCCGAAATTACACCAGAAGATATAGCATCAATAATTGAACCAGATACTCTGTGAGTAATTAAACGACAACGATCATTAACCCCGCCATTAACTCGGTGACCCGTTAAAAAACCAGAACTATCTATAATACTCAAACTATTTATATGGTTATTATCATCAGAAGCGTAGATTATTGGATTTTCTAGCGACAATGTGGTTCCCGAAATATTAATAATCCTTACAGTATTTTGGTCGTTTGTTAAATCTCTATAGGTTATTACTGCTTTATCCGAAGCTAAAGCACCAACTTGTGCATAATCACCACTTGTAATAATGGTTGGTGGTCCGGCGTATACATTTCCGTCACTATCTACGTGGCAATGATGTATGCGAATATTATCATCTTCGGCTAATAATCCAGTATTACGCGAATGTGAAAGTAAAAACCCGCCAGAAGGGGTGTTTGGAATTGCGCTCAATGAATGATATAGTCCTACATTCTGACCATCTCGTCCAAAACCAATTGGCGTATTCCATGAAACAGTAGCACCATCAATAGTTGCAGTGGCCAACATGATGGCATAATCTCCACCAGGTATAATAATAGCAACACTGGTAGCATAAAGACTACCACTTACGTGTGTAACGTGGTTTTTCCCCGCACTAGGGAGCATTCCACCAGAAATGGGGTAAAGCTTATCCGTACCTTCTAGAACAGCCTCATTATTAGCGGTAGTTAATATATTGGCTTTAACGTAATCATCACCATAATTATAGCACAATAAGGCTCGCTCGTCGTCATCTATTATTGGTGCTAACCAACTGCCGTTTAGATAACGATTTTGTGGAATCGAAGTCCCTTGTGAAACTAGCGGCCCACCCAATTTAGCAGAACCAATTCCACTAGAGATAATTGCAGGATCAAATGCTGCTGATCCAGCCCATGTTTCTCCTTGAATACCATCCACATAATTATCCAATGGATGATAAAAAACAACATTTTCCGAATTGAGAAATCCACTAGCAACAAAAAGCCCAGCGATATATAAATCGCCAGATGCTGTAAGCGACTCACGACCCTCAACGTGCAAATCACCAGATGCTTGTGTAACTTGGTGGCCATGAACAAATAAATTGCCCGAATCAGTAATACTTTCATATCCATTAATAAACAAGTTACCAGAATCGATTACTTGTGTCGGGGAGGACATGAAAAGATTACCAGACGCAATAGTGTTGCTATATCCGTGAACAAACAAATTACCCGAATCGGCTATTTGTTGTGGGCCTACAATGTAAAGATCACCTGATGTGGTATATAATTCGTGTCCATGTATAAATAAATCACCAGAAGTAGAAATATCTTCGTAGCCATGAATAAATAAATTTCCGGATGTTTGTATCACATCGCACCCCTCTATCAACAAATCACCTGACGTTAAAATATTTTTATCACCATGAATAAATAAGTCACCAGATATAGCTTGATTCTCATATCCATGTATAAATGAATTTATCTGGCCACTGTGCGAACCAACGCCATCAATAAACAAATCGACAGTACCGCTCAGTGATACGGTACTTTCGATAAATAAATCCAAAGTAGCACTTGGTTCTTCGCTTCGAAAATATAACCCCCAACAGTATGCATCGCCAGCATCAATATTGGTGTAATCATATGTAACTCCATCTAAATCATAAGATTGTGTATGACCGACATTACTACCACTACCATCATGACTATCTATACCAATAATACTACCATAAATATGATTTTCTGTCTCAGTTTCTGAACCACCCTCTTCATCTCGGTACGACTGAGACCATTCGTTAAGACCAAATAAACCACGCCCAGCGCCAATAGCAAAACAATGTGCTTGTTCGTTAGTTTGATGCGAACCGGATACAGTCATTAATGTTTGGGTAACTATTTGTGTTTTAGGTTTAAACCCAAAATCAGTATATGATTGTACGCCACTGGATGATTTTGTTAAAAATGTCTGTAGGTGTGTATCTATACCGCTCGGCAGTTGAATCGCGGCTAAATTTAAGTATTTAGCATGACCACTGTCACTAATTTGTGTGCTGAAACCATTCGGTAAAAATTCATTTATTGATAATCCGGTATATACTGATGCTTCATCGATGCGCTGGAAAAGTTGATTACTAAAAAACGCACCTACTTCTGGTGTACCAGCTATTACATCCTTTGAATACCAATTAAGACTTCTTTGTGATATATTATCATTATTTATGGCACAACCAAAATTTAATGCAGCATTAACATCGTAAGAATCAAAATCCGACCATGTGCTGGTAGACAAAATAAATGTTGGTTCCCAGCCCAAGTCATTTTTTAATTTATATTCTCCATCTATGTTGTAATCGTGTGTAAATCCGTCTATCCAGACATGTTCTGTCCCAGTTAATATGAGAAACGTAACAGTACATGCAGCAACCTTGTCCCAGTGAACGGTTATTTTATCTTCGTGAAACGTTAATTTACCAACCGATCTTGGGGTACCACCCCCAGCCTGAAGAAGATAAATTGAATAATCCGAAGAATTAAACCTGTAAGTCTGTGTTCCAACGGGAATTTCGTCACGAGATTGGCATAGTGAACATCTGTTATTCACGCCATCAGAAAATCCTACGCACATTCTAGCTTGGTGATGCTGGGCTTCCCCTCCCCATATAGCCGAAGAGGTTACTGCAACAACAAACGTAGGAGTACCAAATCCTTGTGGTAAATCAATATCTTGAGTATATAAACCTGATACAGTAGCGAGAATGGTTGAATAAGTTTTAAATGGATGTGGTTCGACTTGAAGAAATAAATTCAAAGTATTAGTAAGTTGACCATGTCCACTTGCAAATAGATTTAAATTACCAGAAGACTGAAGATGACCCTGAGTAAATAAATCTGTGCTACCACTTATCGGGGACGCACCAACTGTTATGTTTGTTTCTACCTTTTCGACTACTGTGTTAGTACCTATAGTTACAGACTGCGCACCAAAAAAGGTATTGGTAAAATCAATTGCGACAGCTAATCTGTTGCTAACATCTTCTTCACCATCATCCCATGACGGACTATTTATTGTAAAAGTTTTATTTCCAGCACTTAAAATTTGATAAGGACAATAAAAACCATCCTGTACTATACTGCCACTAGGATCAATTCTAACGGCTTTGCATCTAGCACGAATATTTGTAGTACCAACAACTACTCTAATAGTAGCTGACCATGTACCACCATCTTCCCAGGATATATTGCCGGGTAATCCTGATTCACTAATAAAACCCCAATATTCATGGTCCTCCCCAGGAACACCAATCTCAATCGTGTTAGCCGCAGAGGCATTTTTAATAGATCGATTACCATCAGTAAATGGACTGATGTCAGATGCGTCACTATGTAAAACCCCAGAGAAACTAGCCACTAAATCGATCCTTTATGTTCTCAGAATATACCAATTGGTAATTAAAATCTGTCTTTACGATTGGTTTGAAATTGATCATAATACCATGATATAGTATCCAACGCACTACCTCCGGATATCCTGTGTGGCCCCAAAACAGCTTTGCCAATACCATTAGAAACTAGTAAGGACCATTTCAATTTCTCATACGCAGCACAAGGCCCAAATTCTAAAATATCACGGTAACCCCTAAAACTAACACTTGTATCAATCGCACTATCACCATCGCGTACTTTGATTCCTTGTCCCAATGCCTGTTTAAACTCACCATGTGTAATAATACAGGCGGCTTTTAATGGTATAAGAGCCATAAAAGTTGAATCCCCACTAGCTACGGGATCGGGGGAAATTGTTATAGCACTGATGTCATACGTATAATCATAGCCAAAAGTAATTTCAGTATCAACCATTATCCCAGCAGTAATCAATACTCGTTGAAGATATTCATCTGCATAAGTCTGTGGCGAATCAATGTCACTGATTAAAACTCTGGTCATTAAAACTAAATCTGCTGTCCACGCCATGCTTTACCCCTTTATGGATAAACCCACCGACCACGTTCGGGTACGGTAAGAAAAAACTCTCCGTAATCTGTTTCACCAGTATTAGCAGCCATTTCAAAATAATAATGGTAATTGTTGTAGCCAGACGCAAAAGGGAGGTGTTCTGTGGACCAACGCCACCTGTTGGTATTGCCTATTTCTGAGCATCCGCTGCTTGCTATGGCTACTGGCGAGTTTATTCCATCTACGATATCCCACACTCGAATATTAACCGACGACGCATCATCAACGAATGATCCTACCAATTGTGGGTGATAATCCCCAGTTCTTACCAGACGATGAACAATCCTTAATGATTCGGACACATCTATCTCCCCTTAGTTCTGTATGATGTACGAACTTTTGTTGTCTATCGATGGCATACCACTATCGTGATTTTCATGTGAGACAAGCACAAAGTCGCCCTCATCTGTTTGGACTAAACCGCTTGTGGACATTCGCCAGTGGAATTGTTCTCGACTCGCACTCAGGGTTGAAATGCCGCCAGTAGACCAACTGTATCGTCCTGTACTATTAATTTCATCACAGCCACTAGCACTAATAGATACTGCTACCCCATCTTTCCAAAGCTCAATATTGACTGTTTGCCCCGTTGTCAATTCGCCGACAATGGCCGGTGGCGCATCTGGAAAGAAATCAAATTCCGCAATTGATTGTCCTATTAAAGCCATATTCAATCCTCCTTATCTAACTAATTCAACAAGTTGATTCAAAATACCGGGTATCATAAAATGTTGTTTAAATTCATCTTCAGTGTATCGGATGCGAGACGCGATATTGCGAGACCGCAAGGGGAACTTAAGAGTATGCAGTCGTTTTGTGACTGTCGAAGAATCAACACCCAAAAGTCTTCCAATTTGTGAAGTAGAAAGGCCCACGTTGTATAGTATTATAAAAATAGAATCTGGAAAAATTTGGTTTGCTTCTGATCGATTTCGCATTTTAATATCAAGAGATTTGAATCTATTATACATTGATGTTTCACTACAACCATCTAAGCGAGCCACCGCAGCACAACTTTCGCCTTGAGAGTATAGTTCTATTACTTTCGCGTCTGATAAAGGCATAAAATCCCCAAGGTAAAAAGAACTTTCACTAACTATTAAATTATACACCAAAAGAGAAGACCGAAAACTGCACATACAGCCCCAGCCTTTGAGATATGAGTTAAATAAATGAACTTATAGAATTAAAGTATATCTGTATTTATGGCCCAACGGAATACGAATCCACCCTCGCTCTTGGGCTAATTCGCGTTCAGTTTTATCTACACCCTTAATTCGCCGACACGATGCTTTATGTCTAAGTTTAAATGTTGTAGGATCAAAATAGGCATAACTTGGTTGTGTTTTCCCTGCCTTATCCCATTTGGCCATTCTATAAACACCGCCATTGTGTCCCACAGAAGAATCCGCAAATGCTATTAGTTTTTTAATTTGGGGACATTGATTTTTGATATATTCACAGCATTTATGCAAAAATTCACAAGCGAAAGGTTTTACAACATAGAATGGAATACATAAGCGAGTTAATTCCCAAGTATCTTTGGCAATATGCTTATTAGTCCCAGTACCAAAAGTCGCAATTCCGATAATCACACCACCTCTTTTTGCAACAAGAATAAGTTTCGATCCGGGAACGGTACCTAAATAATGCTCATATCTAATTATTTGCCGTATTTCTTTTGCTGTTGAAATTTGTATGGTATATTCATTAGGTGATAATTGACCATTATTATCAAATAATTGAAAATCGCTGGAATCTAAATTGTTTTGTTTAATTGCAAAGTCAGGGTATGCTCGCCAAATTTTCCACCAGGGGTGAGCATTCTCTAGCTTACCCCTTTCTATTTTATTGTGTTCTTCGTCCGTAATAACTAAACCATTTTCTAGATCAAAAAAGCGATCATCATTTGCCATAGCTAATCTTTTATATTCGTCCAGGAGTGGTTTATGTTTGGTCATGGATGACTGTAAAATAACCCTAAAAGGATAAATATGGTGACAATTTAATGTTCCACGCCCATTAGAGATTTGACTAAAATAATCATTTTTGGCAAAGCGGCCTTTTCTCCATTTTATATATTGGTTGCATCGCCTAATGTGGTCGTCGATTGCTGTTATCCCGCCTTTCCAGCGATGATTATATTTACCAATAGGCTTGCGAGCCCTTTTGTTTATTGATTGAAATCTGTGACTTACAAAACTCTCTTCTCTATTAAAGTATCTAGCAATTTTATAACATGTCCATCCTAAAATATCATGTAAATAAATTAATTGATCATCTGATATTGACTCCGTACCATAAAACAATCTCATTTTGTCAGAACTAGATCGTGTACCACGTTCCGACTTAATTAATTCTCGTCTGACTAAATATGGACTAATATCAAGGTATTCAGATATTGCGTTAATAGTAAATCTCTTATTCCAATATAAGTCTATAATTATTTCTTGGGATGTTGTTGATATATCAATTCCGTGACCCTTTGGCCGAACTTTAATTCCCATCTCATTTAATTTTTTTCTAAGAGTGGCTCGACTAACTTTAAAAACCTTAGCACATTGACGAATAGTCTTGTGTTGGTTGACATACAAATCCAAAAGTTGTTCATTTGTTACCCTCGTATTAATATCATGATAATCAGATTTATGGACATCAATTTTCATTTCATCCAATTTACGCTTAATAGTGGTTGAGTGAACATGGAAATAGGCTGCACACTGTTGGATGCTGTTATGTTGAACAACATATAAATCATATAGTTTATCTTTATCAATATGAACAGACTGAAGCCCCCTATTGCCTACTAATTTAATGCCATTTTTGGATAAAATTTTACGAATAACTGACGAACTAGCACCGTATTTGTGGGCTATCTTTCGGATAGGCATTTTATCATTAATATAATCATTTTTAATTAAATCAAAATTTAATTTTTTAGATATTCTACCAGGATTTCTTAACTGAATATTAGATTTTCGAAAATGTCTTATAATAACATTGGCACTAACACCAAATATCTCACCAATTTTATGGGTAGAAAAACCCCTGCTATACAAAAATATAGCAATATGCAAGTCGGAACATTTGTTAATATCTGGTGTCATATCAAGTCCAGAACTATTATACACTCTACGCAGCAGTTTGTTCCTGATTTTATAAAAATTTTCAAATAAAAAGAGGGAAAAGATTTTATCCTTTTCCCTCTTTGATTATCAAAAAGAACATAAGTTCTTTGTTTACAATAGTTTAGAACGATCCCAAGAGACACCTTTTTCCGTCGAGGCTAGCAAATCCATGCTCCTGAAAACCGTAGAACCCAGCCCGTCTGCGTCTATGCAGATTATCATCTTCATAGATTTCTAATTCGAGCTTAATCGGCATCACGAAGGAATCACCCTTTGACAGATCAAGGCCAATAACTATTTCCTCATCGCTTGTGCCCATATTAACACCTAGTGTTGCGAAATAAGTCTGGAATTCTTGACCGACACCAAGCTCATCTAACGTATGTAGATTAACGCCGTAGATACGAGCCATTGGGCCACCACCGTCACCAGCAGTGAAAATCTCTCTACGAGTTACGTCATCAACTTCGTCATGATCCCATTCTCTAATATCTTCTAGAGCTTCTGGACTCAGATATATGTCTGTTAAGCGACCCCGATTAACTGATGCACTATTTCCACCAGCCAGGCGAATCATAGTCGTCTTCATTAGAGAAACGAGACGCTTCGTAAATTGACCAGCCGTTGCAGCACTATCGTATACCAGTGGAGCACCACCATTATAGTCGGTACGACCTGCGGCTGCTGCTATAAGAACACGCCACCCATCAGTATTCATCTTCTTAACAAAACCAGCCTCAAGTACCTGCATTGCACGAGCAACTATATCCCACCGTGCAGTTCTTGCATACTTCAGTGGCCAGTCAATCGCATTACCAACCTCATAGGTACTAACTGTTACGGCGTCACCGGTGATATTTCTTAGTGGCAATGCGCCTTCGCTAGGAATCATATATGCCACATAATCTTTTTCATCTGCTGTCTGATAGAAATCCAGCGGATACTCAGCGGTTGCACTTGGATCGAGAACTTCTGGTGTGAAGATTCCGCCCAAAATATCGCCATTGAGCAATGCTGACCGTAAAGGAACTTGTAGAGCCTGAGCTAGAGAATGCATCGCTTCCAGAGCTTCGGCCTTATTAGGCGAGCCGGTTCGCTTTAGAAGTTCAACTTGCTCAGGAGTTGGTTTTCTAATATTACGCTTCATTCTTCTTCACCCCCTTAAGTAATCTCAATAGAAACTCGAACAAAACCATTTGCATCCTTGGTTGTTTCAAAACGACCCACGCTAGGACCACTATTTTGCTGAGTCGTAAACAATAAACCATCATCACCAAGATAAGCAATACCCCCAACAGCCGGAGTCTGAGCGGCACCAATCATATCAGTAACCACAAACCCCTTCTTTAATAGAGTACACTTGTCACCAGGACGAATTTCTGAATTTTCATAATTAATAAAATCCCGAGTTGTACTCATTCTCAAAGCAACATCTTGTAATAGAACACCCTTTGGAATCGTAGTACTGGCAACAGTACCTTCATAATCGACCACGTTGGGTTCATCAACAATATTTTGCCCCATAGCCGCACCACTTCCTTGCGTAACCACACTAGCAATCCCGCCTCTTGCAACAGCAGTAGCTTGAGTAGCCAGCCAGAAATTGGTAATATCTGTAACTTCATTATATTCACGATCTGGTTTCAAAGCCATCCCTATTCACCCCCTTCGTTTTCTTTGTCTTCGCACCCACAAAGCGCGTTTGCCATTGCTACATATTGCTCAGCTTTTGCTTTTACAGTATCTTCCGTTGCCTTAAGCTCAGCAGTATCTTCTACTTTTGCATCATTTAAAACCGCCTCTGCTTGCTCTACTTCTTTTTCTTTTTCGTCCACCGTTTTGTCTCCGATACTGGTCTTAACTTCACCAGCATACTTCAAAACTAATGCGAACGTCTCTTCGGTCATTTCACAAAGCTCAGCTAACGCCACTTTCTCATCATCAACCTTTTTAACTTCTGATAGTTTGACCAATCTCTCACGAGCCATTTCAACCTTACGAATCCCTTCTAGGTCCGACTCACTCTTCTCGGCACGCTTAGTTACCTCATCGAATTGCTTCTGAAGTTCCGTCTTTTCAGTCTCAACAACTACCATCTTTTCTGAAGCCTCTGTCACATTAGCAGTAAGCTCCTCAACCTTTTCTGTTAGAGTAGCAATTTGACCATCATACTCCTTGGTCTTAGCCTGAACATCCTCTACAAGCTTCTGTAATTCAACCACCTTTTGTGTCTTGCTCTCTAAATCCACCTGAAGCTCCTTGATTTGTTTTTCATCCACGTCTTCTACACCCCCTTTCAATAATTCACTTAATTCAGCCGTTACGTAAACTTGCTTATTTGCTGCCACTTTAATTACTGATTCAGGGTTCGCAGGTATATCTACAAATCCTTGGGCACCAAATATAAAATCCCTCAAAACTCGACCAACTTTGTAATCCTGATACTTGCCGCTACCGCCATAAATCATCAAATGTTTTGTTAAAAAGGCAGTATCTTCGGTACGCTCGATCAATTTAATTTCACCAGTTGCAGAATCCATTAAGCCATAACCAAAATCTGGAAACCAAGCTTCCATTGAAACAAACATTTCGCCCTTCTGGGCTTTGGCAATAATTTCATCGATTCGTTCAGTTAATTCGGGAAATGCTTTATATAGAACTCCAGCAACTTCAAGATCAAATTCGGACGGGATAGCTTCGTTCTCAGCTAGTTCAATTTCATTCCCAGATTTATCCAATACTCTACTTTGAACCATATGTCCCAAAATTCTTCCGATATCATGATTATCATTTATTGGTTTATGTAATGGAGAGGACCGAGCTTTCCACACTTCTTCTGGTGTAAAAATGTCATCGTTTAAGTTCCAGCCAGTGCTAACTAAAATAGCAACAACTAGAGCTAAATCGGGTTGTTCTTTACCAAGAAGTTCTTCTACACTCTGTACAGTATCCGTTGCTTTTACCAAATCGGCAACAGACATGCCGTCGAAATATTTCTTAATATCACCAATTTGTACTGGTGCTGTAACAAATGCAGTAGAACTTCCGGCTTCATTCATTTGGGAATCTAAGCCAGCGTCTTTTTCAGCTTGATAAATGCGCATATGAGTCTCCATCGTATCAATTATACACAATTATTAAATAAGATTATATATATAAAAGACCTTTCTTAAGGATTCTTGAGAAACTTAATCACATCAGCCTTGGCCTTTTCGTCATCATGAACTACTTTGGACGCAAATCCGTCATCATTAAGCTCTGCATTAGCTGTAACGGCAATTTCCTCTTGTGAAGGAAGATAGAACTGTCGCCTTTCAACTATTCCGTCGTCATCGACTCTTTCAATTGTATATCCAAAAGATATTTCATATCCATCTTCATCATATTTCTTATATTTACCTATATTAAATTCATCACTGGAAACCAAAACACCATTAACAGTAAGAATTGCCTGCCTACTTTTTGTATCTACCGATACTACTACCATTGCCATAACTGTCTCCTTCTATTCAATTACATTAATCCATGCCAAAACTGTCAAAACCCGACGTTCTTTGATGGTTGGTTCTTTTTGAGTCGATGCAACAAAACCTGTCACCAATTTATTTAAAACAACTTCCATACACTTAATATCCTTTTGTGCTGTATTTAATCTTTCAGCTATAAGCTTCTTTGTTACTGTATCCCCAGGACGCAAGACAGAAAATATGGTGCGTTTGACCCCATCTAATTCGGTTCGTTGGGCCTTAGTTAGAGACCGCATATTTTTGACCTTAGTTTGCTTAAGATAGGGATTATCAATTAATTTATCAATCTGATCTAGCAGTTCATCCGCAATAATATATAACATAGATTGTGTCTTTGGTGTGCGTTCATCGCGGGGTTTCGTGTCTTTAGTTGACGGAGGTCGCCCTGGCGAGTTTATCCCATCATCCTTCGGTTGATCACCGCTGGGGTTGTCGCCCCCTCCGTTGTCTTTACTGCGCGGTAGATTGCTGTCTCGATGAAGCCCTTGTTTGACTTTCTGTATCTGAATAGCATGTTCGGTTTGTTTTTCCATAACTGAGAATGGTCTATGATATGGACCAGCTTTTTCTAATACACCAGGGGTTTCCTCTCTAATTTGTTGCTCTGCCTTTATTCTTTCAAGTTCGATCATATAATTAACGCCAAATACCTCGGTAGTTTTCTCGGACGAAATGATACCACGATCAAGTAACTGGATAATTAGTTGCTTTTCTGCCGCTTCATCCCGCAAAGACATAATACCAAAATTAATTGCAGGAATTCTTTTGAAACCCATGGCATCGGCGACACGGCGTAATTCCCCCTCCATCCAACGGATAGCGCACCCACGTACATATTCTAAGCGTTCGGCCAAAGTTTTTAATTGAACAAAAGCCGATTGAGCATTGCGTGTTCCTTCATCTATTCCGCCAACCAAAGAGTCTGGAATACCCAAACCTTGAACAATATCTGCGTTAACACCTTTGTATTTTTCTGGTCCCAAAATCTTATCGGTGGGTGGATATTCGACCTGAAGATCAATCATATCATCCCAGACAAGGTCCATACACCCACCACCAGTATTGCTTTGAAGAATATCAATAAGTCTATCTACAATAGCGGGTGCTGGATAAATCTGCTGATCTGCTTTGCCCAATTTCCACAAACGAACAACATTAATTACACCATCTAATGCTGCCATGTCAGCCAACCGCATTTTTTCTTTAAACATAATATCTTCGAGAACACCGTATAAAAATGGCGTACCCCAATCCTCCCAATCATCTTTTTTATAATACTCGACATAAATATTATTCATTTGGAGAGCAAATACAGTACCACTTTTCTGGGCGGCTTGAACAATCTCTTCTGGCAATTTTGAAACAAATTCCTTTTCTGCATCACCTTTGGGGCTTTTTATAGCATTTGCCAAAGCGTGTGGCATACGCATTCCAAGGACATCAGAACCGAAAAAGCGACCTACTTCGCCACCGATTTTTTCGATAATAGCTGGTGACAAAAATGTATATTTCCAAGGAATTACATTGCGGCTTGTTTCCTTTTGTGTAGTCTGGATTTTTTCTGGTTGATCAGACCCTTTAGTCATCTCTTTTTTAGCAGGCTTAGTAATACGAGCATTTTTACGATAAACGATTACATTGGCATCTCGCATCAGTAATTTCATGAAATCGTGGGCTCTACCCTGTAAATTTACTCGTCTGGCCCATTCCTGATAAAATCGTTCCTGAGTTTTGGTGGTATGCTGTAATTCCAATCCCTCTGCTGCGAAATCGGTCATTAAGTCAATAATATTCCTAACCATACCAACTCTACGATAAATGACTTGGCAAGCTTGAATAATCTTTGCGTGTTCAGTTGGAAGCTTGTCGCTAGGACGCTGGGCGTCACGATCATGACGATTAAACCCAGCACGAAGATTAATATCAGATGCTACTGTACAATGTGATAATCCATGGGTAACACTATTGGTTTCGGGAAGAATATGGTTAGCAAGACCTTGCGTACCCTTTGTATAAAAACCCTTTTTAGTTGATTTATTAGCACTGGATTTTTTTTGAGCCATTTAGCTTCTCCTGTCAATCATATTGTAATGCGAATGCGGTTCAGTCAATTATACACAATTGGTATTAAATCCGCTTATTCTTTTTCACAGCCTTAAAAATAATGCCTTGACGAGCTTCTTTGGCATTGCGCATACGTCCTACTCCTTCTCCTCGGTAAAAGGCTTCATTCTTACCGGGTTTCTCTCGTTTTTTAATATTCCCGGCCACATCTTCATAATCGATGTTCTCATCGGGAGCTATTTCAGTATCATAAATATATTTATGAGATAACATGAGGGCCGTATATCTGTCTTTGCGAAGCCTACCCTTCTTGGCCCGACCTTCTACCGCCCCCGGACTAACTACTTGAGGAGTGTCAAACTTTTCTCTGCCTGTTGCAGTTTCGCTCATTTGAATTGTACAAAGTTCGTTTTTTAACTCTTCAATATTAAACACATTTTCTTCATAGGTATCAAAAATAACACCCATAGATTTCTCTGCTTCAAGTGCGGCATACATCTTAACACTATCAAAAGCTGGGAATAGTAAAGTATGGGTTTCTAAACTTTTGTGTAAAGCTATATTGGCTTCTTGATTAAATTCTGTACTTTGCTTGACAAGATGTAAAATGTGTCGTCCATCTGTTTCACCGTCTGTTGATTTAGGATCGTCAAAATCTATAACTTCATAAATTGGGAAATCGCCATTATCTATATCAAGTAATTTTTTATTCCGAAGCATTTCTGATATAGCATAACCACCACCTTGACTATCCATTTCGATACGCATCGGATTAAATAATCGAACAAGCTCACGAATTCTCGAACAACAGTAAGCATAGTAATCATCGTCAGTAATTAGTCCTTGCTTTTTCCGTTTTAGAAATTCCTTCTTGTTAACAACCCAACAGTATACTACACGATAATGGTTCTGCCAAACCTCTGTCATTGTAATTGCAAGATTATCTCTTTCTGCTGCTGGATCAATTCCCATCACATATTTACGCTTAGATTGCCCCCTCATTAATGGAGTAAAAGTTACCGCACCATCGGGTGTCTCTATTGGCTTATTAGGTCCAACGGTACATCCTTCTATAAGACTACGAGGGTAAAACCCGTCCGAATCCTTAACGAACACTCCCCCGAACTCCATGAGAAATATATTTCGTGGTAATGTGGCTTTAGCGTGAGCAAGTTGCCTTTGATCTAATAGACCATCTGGCAAATGAGTGTGTGGAATACGTATTACAGCATAATCTCGATAATCAAAATTGTCAGGAACTAAATTCTCTCCACCAAAAATATTTGCAATAATAGAAGGATCACCTTTACTCCGAATGATATCTTGCCACATTTGATATTTTTTAGCAAAATGATTGAAAGCATAATAGGCAGTACCACAATAAATAATTTGGTTACCCTGTTTTTGTTTGACATCAAGAACAATCTGTTGTTTAACATCTTCTGGAATATCCATTTGAATCAATTGCTTATCAAAAGCTATTCTTTTAGCTTCTTCAACTGGTGTCTTAGTTGTAGAGGCGAAGCCACGGACTACGATATCAAAAACATCTTCAGGTACACTAGCAAATTCATCAACCAGAACTGTTGTTGC